ATACTGAACCTCCATATTGTGCGGTGCTATTAGAATCTTCTGACCTAAGTGGAGAAACTGCTTTGTTGGCAGCATTTAAAGGTAAATTTAGCCGTGAATCTATGAAATTAAATACATTAACAAATGAAGCTTTTGAACCAGAAGCGGAAGAGTATGTGTTTTCTGCAATTGCAAACTATGCAGAAGGGGATGCTAAAGGTCAAACGGTAGGTAAGTACATTGGATCTGACCAAGAATCAATTAAAGCTCTTAAGGCATTAACATTTCCAGCGGGGGAGTAGTAAGCCCTGATGTTTCTTTGAAAAGTTTGAAAAGTAGGGAGATAGACAGGGCTGAAAAAGAAGATAAACCAAATGAAAAAAATACGGTTGCTGAAATTAAGTCATGGCTAACGGAAAATAATATTAATTTTAATGACATTACATTAAAAAGTGATCTATTAAATTTAGTGAATAATGTGCAAAAAGAGGACTAGTTTTTTAGTTCTCTTTTTGTTTTTTAGATTGAATTAATGAAGGAGAGAAAAAAATGGCAATCAAAAATAAGACTCAATTAGTTTTAAAAGATAAAGATGGAAAAAAAGTTGTTCATGAAAAAAATAATTTAACTGCTGGAGATGTGTTAGATGCTTTAGAATGTCAGGAACGTATGTATGCAGAAAATACTACGGCAGTTAAACAATTTAACGAACTTGTTGAATTTAACATTTCTTTATTTAACAGTGACGAAGTTACTCGTGAGTCTATTTTACAAGGTTTGACAAATGATGAAGCTTTTAGTGCTTTGAACCAACCTATTTTAGATATTTTAGGAATCGATCCTTCATCAGAAGAGAATGAAAAAAAGTAAGTCCTACAGAAGCAAAGAATGATTTATTGAATTTATTTAGACAATTAGTTCAGGCTGGTTGGTCTGTAAATGATATTGAAAATACTAATTTCAATCGTTTGATTCAAATTGTATGTTCTGAAAAAGCCAAAGAAAAACCAAAAGAAATGGACTTGAAAGATTTCTTGAAATCATTATAGGAAGGAGGATAACTATGACTACTGGAAAACCAATCGGTAATATGATTATCAATCTTGACTTGAATAGTTCTAAATTAACTAGGGGACTAACTGGTGCTAGAAATGCTGTTAATTACCAGATGAAAGCAATGAAGGCGCAAATGCAAGTTATGGATGCTTCTGGAAATAAATTAGGTGTACTACAAGCAAAATATACTGGGTTAGGTAATGTACTACAAGCTAATCAAAAACAAATAGAAATATTAACTGATAGATATAAAAAAAGTTATGATGAAAATGGAAAAGCAACATCAGCTACTATCAAATATGCGAATCAATTAAATCAAGCAACAGCTAGACAAGCGAGTTATGAAGCACAGATTAAACAAACAATTGGTGCATATGCAGAATTACAAACAAAAACAACAGGAATAACTGGAGTAATTAATAAGACATCTGATGTTCTGCAAAAAGCTGGAAATTCAGCACAGAATATCGGCACTTCCTTAACACATGGCGTGACTATTCCGATTGCCGGAGCCGTTACTGCAGTTACAACTGCGGCAGTCAAATGGGAAAGTGCATTTGCCGGGGTAAAGAAAACAAATGACGAAATTGTAGATTCCAATGGTAATATAGTTTACTCCTATAGTGATTTGGAAAAAGGGCTTAGAGATTTGGCGAAAGAATTACCAGCAAGTCATGAGGAAATTGCAGGAGTTGCAGAAGCAGCTGGTCAATTAGGGATTCAAACTGACAACGTTGTAAGTTTTACAAAAACAATGATTGATTTAGGAGAATCTACCAATATGTCTGCAGAAACTGCAGCGACGTCTTTTGCTAGATTTGCAAATATCACACAAATGTCTCAAAAAGATTTTGAGCGACTAGGTGCTGTGGTTGTTGATCTTGGGAATAATCTAGCAACTACTGAGTCAGAAATCACAGAAATGGGACTCCGTTTGGCTGGTGCAGGGAAACAGGTTGGAATGAGTCAAGCTGAAATCATGAGTTTTGCAGCGGCATTGTCTTCTGTAGGTATTGAAGCTGAAGCTGGAGGAACTGCTTTTTCTAAAGTAATGGTACAAATGCAGTTAGCAGTTGAAAAAGGTGTTGGAGCTTTAGAACCGCTAAAACAAACGGTAAGCAGATATGGTTATTCTTGGGAACAATTTGTTCATGCTATTACTTGGGGAGGAAAAGAACTAACAGATCTTTCTAAAAAAATAGGTATTTCGTCTAAAGATCTAAAAGAAATGTACAAAAATGCTAGTGAATCAGCAGGGAGCTTATCATCTTTTGCGGATGTAACCGGAAGAACATCAGATGAATTTGCCAAATTATTTAAGAGCAATCCTTCTCAAGCGATTATTGAATTCGTAAAAGGGCTTGGCGAAGCAGAAAAACATGGAACTTCTGCAATTTCTATTCTGAGTGATATGGATATAAAAGAAGTTCGCTTACGGGATAGTTTATTACGTGCAGCTAATGCTAGTGGTGTTTTTGAAGGTGCAATAAAACGAGGAACTCAAGCTTGGGAAGAAAATACTGCTTTAACAGATGAAGCCAACAAACGTTATGAGACCACTGAATCAAAAGTGAAGGCGCTGAAAAATGAAGTTGTTGATATAGCTATCGATATGGGTGGACCATTCGTAGATGCTTTAAGAGATGCTCTAAAAGCTTCAAAACCATTACTTGAAACATTAAGTAAAGCTGCAAAAGCATTCTCAAATACTAGCCCAGAAGTTCAAAAATCTATTGTAAAACTCATCGCGTGGACTACAGCCGCAGGACCAGTTCTAAAAATTGCTGGATCAGGAGCTTCTAAAATTTCAACTTTTGGGCAAGCATTCGTTGATTTAAACGCAAAATTAAATAAACGCTCAGCAATGAAAGCAGCTGAAAAAGGTTTAAATTTTCTTAGCACTGTTTCTATTAATGGAAGTGCTAGTTTGGGCAATTTAGCTAAAAACTTAGGAGAAACTGCAGGTAAAGCAACTGTTCTTGGTAGTGCTACTAGTTCAGCGGCAGGTTCTAGTGGTATTGGAGCAATGACAGCAGCACTTGGAGGATTGAATCCAATTCTTCTTGGAATTGTTGGTGTTGGAGGAACTCTAGCTCTAGGGTACGCAGCTTGGAAAACTTTTGGAGAAGAAGCATGGAACTCTTCTCAACGTGTAAAACAATGGGGCGTTGATGTAGGAAGAGAAGTTGATGGTACGTTAGATGGTGTTCAAGATAAATTGACCGGAGCTAATGGTAAGTTCGAATTATTGAAACAAGGATTTACTGAAGCTGATGCTACTTCAATGGCTGATAACTTTGAAAAAGCGGGTAAGTCATTAGAAACATCATTAACAAATAGAATTTCTGCTATTGATAAATCATTAAAAGGACTTCCTGAAACTGTTCAGCAAGCGATGAAAGAATTTGCTGATTCTGAAAAAGAAACAATGTGTAAATCATTATCTACTATTCAGGAAAACAACGAAAAAATTAAACAAATTCGTCAAAATGCAGCAAATGAAGGAAGAGAACTTACTGCAAATGAATTAAAAATTATTCAAGATTTGAGTACAGAAACTTCAAAATCTTATATTGAAACTTTAGATGTCACTGCTAAAGAACGTAAAAGTATTTTAGCTGCAATGAACGGAGATGTAGAACAAGCAACAGAAGAAGAAGCCAAAACATGGATTCAATCATTGGCAAAACAAAAAGCTGAGACAACTGAAAAGTATAAAGAAATGCTTGAAGAAAAGAAAAAAGCATTGAAAGATGCAGGAGCAAGCAAAGAACTCATTGATGCATTAGAAGATGAAATGGACGATTATATCAAAACAACTAATGATGGATTTGATCGACAAATTTCAGTAATTGCTGAGAAATATCCTAATTTGATTAGTCAAGTAAATTTTTCAAATGGACAATTATTTAGTGCAACAGCTGCAGCCATAGATGAAACAGGGCAATATACTAAAACCTTTATTGCTAATAATGAAAAGATTCTAGAACAAGCTGAGAAAACTTCTAATAAAATTGCAGAAAATGCAAAAAAGACTGCAGAAGAATTAGGAATGTTTGCTGATCAAAGCACTCATGCTGGAAAAGTTTGGAATTCTCTAACTTTAGATCCAAAAACAGGAAAAGTTAAATCAAATGTTCAGGAAGTAATAATTGAAGCAACAAAAGACTTTACAAAATGGAACGAATTAAAACCTGTTATTCATGATGCTAATTTAAAAACTAATGCAAAAGATGTAATTTCTATTGCAGCTGTTGAAAATGGCTATTGGGATTCGATGAAGTGGGATGAAAAGGAACTATTACTTGAAGATGAGTGTTCTAAAAATGTAGTTCAAGCCTTAGAAAACGCTGGAAAGTGGAAAGAATTAGATATTCCTTCAAAAAGAGCAATTTTAACTTCCAATACTCCTGAAGTTATGGGTGAAACTCTCGTGAATTTGGGACTTTGGGATACTTATAAGCTTCAAGTAAAAGATTTAGATTTGAACACTTACAAATTTTATGATGCCATCAATGGATCGGAAGAAAAGTTGAATGCTTGGGCTAGTTTAGATGATCCTACTAAAGAACTACTGCTAGACGATGCGGAATTTGCAACTAAAATCTTCAATTCTGAAAAACTACTTGAGCGTTTCGATCAGTTATCACCTGAGATAAAATATTTATTAGCAGATGATTCAGAGTTCGCTGAAACCATTTTATCATCTGATCGGATGTGGAGTGAATGGTCAAAACTTCCTGATAATGAGAAAAGATTACTTGCAGACAATAAAGAGTTAACTGCTACTGTTTTATCTTCTGAAGAAACATATCGAAGATGGATGGAATTACCAAATTTTCAAAAAGAAATGTTAGCAGATAATACTGATTTGATGAATAAAGTCATGGAATCACAAGAAAGTCTAGAAGCATGGAAGAGATTGCCAGATCCGATAAAAGGAATTTTAGGTAATAATGAAGATTTAAAAACGAAATTAATTGATGGATCAATAAAAATTGATGATTTTAATAAAGTATTACCGGACTTGAAACGACTACTTGGTGATTCATCAAATTTATTTAATGCTACTATGTATGCTAATTCTGCAATAAAATACTTTAACGAGAAAAAAACTGACAAAAAAGAATTAAAAGGTGATTCATCTAATATTCAAAGAGAAGCTTTGATTGGAGAAAATGCATTAAATAATTTTCAAAAGAACAATCCTATACCTAAAACCTTGCAGGCTAAGGATGATGCTAGTGGTCCAGCTGATGCAGCTAAAGAAGCTGTTGAAAAGTTTTCAAAAGGTGACTCAGTAATTACTAAAACATTAAAAGTAGTAGCAGATATTGGTGGTAAGGTTATTAATGGTCTGCACTTTGCTAAAATTTTAGGATTTGAAAAAGGAACGAATTATCATTTAGGTGGTCCAGCAATTGTTAATGATCAAAGGGGACCACTTTATAAAGAGTTAGTTTTACCAAAAGGTGGCGTACCATTTATCCCAGAGGGGAGAAATGTTTTCTTACCTAATTTGCCTAAAGGATCCAAGGTATTAAATGCTAAAGAAACAAGGCAATTTATTCCTAAATATGCAAATGGAATTGGTGAAATTACTACAGTGACTAGTTTTAATTCGCTAATTCAAGCAATTGAAGAATTGATTAATACCTTAAAAAATAATACAGGATCAACATTAGGTAGTAACACTCAATCTTCTGAATCATTACAACAAGTTTCACTAGACAATCTTGTAAGCCAAAATGATCAATATAAATTGATTGGAACTGAATGGATATCTAACATGATTATTGGTTGGAATGAAATGGTTCCACAGTTTACAAGTAATGAAAATATATTTGTTTCAAATTACATGAACCAGTTAAAAGCACAAAATATACCTAATTATAATTTAGGTATTTCGTGGAATCGAAATCTAATGACAGGTTGGAATAGTTTAACTGGGACATTTATTGCTACAATCAATTCGTTTTGTAATCAAGTGATGGTTACGCTCAGAAACTACAATACTCCTATATACAACAACGGTCGATCATGGCAACAAAATAATCTTAATGGTTGGAATTCATTATATGGATCATTCATAGCCCGTGTAAATCAGCTTGGTAACGATTCGATTAATAATCTTCGTTCAAAAAATGGCGGATTTAATGCTGCAGGTTTATTTTTAATGCAATCTTTGATTAATGGAATCAATTCAATGGGAAGCCCTCTATCCTCAACTATGAATAGCGTAGCTAATAGAATGGTAGGAGGAATTGGAAAAGGTGTTAATGGGGTTATTTCTGGCGTTAACTATGTATTAAAAGAAGTTGAATCAAGTAAGACGATTGGTAATTGGGCAATACCACAGTATGCAAAAGGAACAGTAGGACATCCTGGTGGTTTAGCAATGATTAATGATCAAAAAGGTCCAGTTCATGAAGAATATGTACAAATGCCAAACGGAAAAGGCTTCATTGCTAAAGGGCGAGACTTATTGGTTAATTTACCAAAAGGAACACAAGTTTTAAATGCAACAGTTACTAAAAAATTGAAAAAATATATAAATATTCCTAGATATGCTAATGGTACTAATAATTTCGATTTAGCTGATTTGTTGGATAATGAAAATGCTGTTCTTAAATTTTTAGATGGAAAAGTTGATTATAGTAATCTTACTAATTTATGGCTAGATATGACCAAATCTGGCGTAAAAGTAATGGCAAAAGCATCGAATAAATTTCTTCAAACAAAATTGAGTGAATTCTTTACACATGGAAATTTTGATGGTGCAGTAAATGCAAATGGTGTTTATCAGTATTTAGTTAATATTGCCCAAAGAGTGATGACCAAATTCCCAGGTTTAACTGTTACATCGGGATATCGTCCTGGAGATAGATACTATCATGGAAAAAGACAAGCAATTGATTTAGCATATCCTGGTGTTTCTGGTGATAGTCGATATACAGCTGCAGCTAATTATGCATTTGAGAAGTTTCCATCGAAAATTGCTTATGTTATTACGAATGGTCGAGTAAGAGATAGATCCGGTATGTCTGGAACAGGAGCAAGTGGACAATGGACTGCTTGGCCAGATGGTGATCACTTTGATCATATTCATTTAAATGGACTTTTGGGAGTGGGTAATATCTTTAAAGTAGGAAGTTCAACGGGGGTTGAGCGTTGGCGTTCTGTAGCAATAAAAGCACTAAAAATGACTGGTCAATACAATTCAGCAAATTTAAACGCTCTATTGCATCAAATGCAAACTGAATCTAATGGAAATCCTAAAGCAATTAATAATTGGGATAGCAATGCAGCAGCTGGGATATCTTCTAAAGGTTTAATGCAAGTAATTGATACAACATTCCGTTCTTACGCACTTCCTCCCTACAATAAAGATATTTATGATCCACTTTCAAATATTCTTGCTTCGATTCGATATACTTTGAGTAGATATGGGAGTTTATTAAATGGTTGGCGTGGAGTTGGTTATGAAAATGGTGGTTGGATTATGAAGGATGGTCTTTTCCGTGGTGGGGAAGGAAATAAACCTGAAGTAGTTGTTCCGTTAACTAAAAAAACGAGAGCTATTGAATTGGTAGGGGAAGTACTCGCTTTCCTATCAGGCAAATCAAAACAAATAATGCGTATTGGACAAAATGATAATCATTCTGAAGAATTACTTGCTTTAATTAAACAACAGCAACAACAACATAACGAAATGATGGCCATTTTAAAAGCAATCTTAGGAAAAGACTTTATTATTAAATCTTCTGATATTGGTAAATCTGCAAATAGTTACATGGGGGCAGATTTAGCGAAACTCCGATATATAAATGGAGGTATATGATGAATGTTTTATAAATTGATGTTTAATCAAAATGGTCATATATTTGATCCACAAGAGAAAAACAGGATTATTTGTAAAGAAATCAAACGTCAGGCGCCAGTATATGAGGCAAGTTATGAAGAATTTCAAGGGACGAACGGTAGCAGAGAAATAAATGCTAGTTTTCGTCCTTTTGAATTAGTCTTGACTTTAGACATCTTTTATAAGAATAAATATGATAAGGAATTACTCCTTACTGAACTTTATGAAATGATTTTTATAGGATATCAATATTATATTGGTTATGATTTGAGTCCTGGTAAAAGGTTTAAAGTCAATCCTAAAAATTTTGAATTAACTGAAGAAGCAAATGATTATTCTACAATTGAGATTACATTTGATGTTCCATCTGGCTGTTCTGAATCTTTATCAACGACTTTAAATGGTTTTACGTTAGAAAATGATTGGCACTCAGGGGTTAATTTCTGAGGACTATAAATATAAACATAAAACAAGTAATTTTATTATTTATAATGCTGGTAGCTTTGAAATTGATCCACGAGAACATTATTTAAGAATTACATTAGAAGGAGAATCAGAAGGAAATGTGACAATCTTTAATAAAACAACTGGTGATCGATTTATTTACTATCCATCACTTTCGACGAATCTTGGTCAGATGCTAATTTTGGACGGAGTGATTCCCAAATTAAATGGTGTAAGTTGTGGTATTAATACAAATCACGGTTTGATCAATTTAGTAGAGGGGATAAACGAAATCGAAATCCAAAATATTACTCGAGTAAATTCTTCGTGGGATTTTCGTTTTTTGTATAAGTAGGTGATTAAATGGATGATATAATTGTTCGAAATTATGAACAAACCAAAGAAGAAATCCTTGTCAGGTATGACAAGGATTCTTTTTATGAGGACTGGCAACAAAATGAAACTTGGGAAATTGGGCTATCAGTAACAAATTTGATCAATCAAGAAGTGTTTGATTTGATTGAGTATGAATCCTCGATTACTTTTAATGGTCAAGAATTTATTATAAAAAAAATGACTAAAAATGTAGTAGGTGGATTAGTAACCAAACAGATAGTTGCAACACATATTTATTATACAATTCAAGATGGTTATCAATATGAAAAAGTAACAGGTACAAAATCGATTAATCAATTGTTGACACATATTTTTAAAGCTGGTAATCGAGGATTTACATGGGAAGTTATTGATCCAAATAAAAAGTTTTTAACTGTTCAACAAGAGAATTTTGGTGATGGAAATTATTTGAAGCTAATTAATGAGCTTCTTTCAGATTATAATGCAGTGGTTATTCCTAATAATAAGCATCTTATGTTTTATCCGATTAGTGAGTATGGTCAGAAAGTAGAAGAACAAATTCGCTATAAATATAATACTGATGATGTTACGTTTGATATTGATACTTACTCATTGAAAACTCAGATTAAAGGCTATGGAAAATTGAAAGAAGGTATTAACACAGAAAATCCAAAAGATAGTGATTATGTGTTTACACCAATCACGTATACCAGTCCGGAATCAGAAACATGGGGAATTAGGATTCAAGATCCGGTTACTGATGAACGCTATACGATATCGGGAAATATGCTTGAACGTTTAAAAAACGATTTACAAGATTATCCAAGTATTTCTGGATCAGTTACTTTAAAATGGAAAATCAATCCTCAAAAAGGAGATTACGTACCATTTATTTATGAACCACTAAATATTAATACTTATATACAAGTAGTGGGAATAAAAACTTATCCAGCAATTCCTAACAAACCACCAGAAATTACATTAAGTAATACAAAGAAGACAATGACGGCTATTTTAGCGAATATGGTAAAGAAAGGAGTAGTTTGATGTTATTAAAGAAATTAACCACTAATCTTATTACAGGAAAATGGAAAGAAATATTTAATCATAATGTTGATTGTTTAAATGACTTAGAAACCTCCTTAAAAGAAAATGACGATTATTTAAACAATCGAATTGATAATCTTGTACTATCTTCTGGTGGAGATTCGCCAAATGAAGTAGTAGATGGGAGAGTCGATTATAAAGGAGAAACGTATAGCGTTCTTCAAGAACGTTTGATTGCATCTGAACGACTATTTAGAGGAGAAATAGACGAATTGCAGAACAAACAACTAAATATGCAAAAACAAGTGGGACAATTAAATGGGAGTATTGAACAAATCATAGGTGGTTCCGCTGCACAAATTAACATTTACGTTTCAGCAAGCAATGGAAGTGATCAAACTGGAGACGGTTCGGAAGAGAATCCGTTTGCGACTATTCAAATGGCTTTCAACCAAGTACCTTTGATTACTATCCCATCAGTTACAATATGGATTGATTCCGGTGTATATTTGGAAGATGCTGTTCTTAGAAACGTTAACGTGACATCAGTATATGTACGATGCAGAGACAATATAGATAACATTGATGTTTCAACCTCGGATTTGCCAGTTAAAGTTAGAAGTATCGCATTTTATTATGTCCGCGGCTACATTCAGGTCAGTGGATTACAATTTGTTGATACTGCCAATGGTCCTACATACGGAGGTAGTATCTATCAGTTGTTAGCTGATCAAAGTGGTTATATGTCGGTTGTAAAATGTAAATTTGCAAATGATAATCGAAATACTGCGTCCATGGGAATATGTATAAATGGTACTTCACAGTGTCATGTTTACAACGGAACGTATTTTTATAAACAAAACATTGCTATCAGAGCGAAATTCATGGGAACGATTCTTATCAGTGATATTGTCGGCTCACAGAATGTAGTTGGTGCGCAATCTGACGATGGCTTGATACGCCGCGAGCCGCCCACTAGCTTTGCTGATACGCAAACGAAAGTTACTGGTTGTGGTCTATACATTAAGAAAGGACTAGTGTTGGGTTAATGATGTATAAAACTAACGATTCAATCATTTGTATTCAAGCGGAAGCTACGAAACCAATTTATACAAACATTGTTTTTTGGTCGCATGACAGAGGAACAGCCAAACTAAGATTCAAACTGATGAAAGAGAATACTCCGCTTAGTTTAGCGGAAGGGACGACCGTTCCAATTCGATTGAGGTTCAAATCTGAAACAGCAGAAGGCGGATATGGAAAACATGACTATCTTGCCACTATTGAAGATCGTGTGAATGGTATTGTATCTATTGTATTAGAAGATAATATTTTAGGATATGTCGGAAAAGTAGAAGGTAGCGTATATATTGATTTTCCAAACGACCTCTCGTTAGATACAGCTGGTCGTTTTACTTTTTACATCAAACGCAGTCCAATTGATGACAGTATGCCAGAACTAGAAGATTATTATTTCAATGGTTTTAGTCAAAACATTGATAAAATTGAAAAAATTCTAGCTGATAGAAAGTTAGAGATTGATCAAAAAATTGCGGAATCCGAAACTCAGATTGATGGAAAACTAAAAGACACAAACGACAAAATCACGAAAGCTAATCAAGATATCGCAGCTCTCAATACCAATATTGATAAGGCGAATGACTGTATTGATCAAACTAATCAGCAAATAGGCAACCTTGGAAAGCTGAAAAAGATGTACAGTAACAGCATCGACTTCTGGGACTATGATTATAGTGGAAATCCAAATCTATTAAGCACTATAACTAGTGATTATTTTACAACAAAAGATAATGTAACAATCACCAACGAAAATAGGGGTGTAAAATTAACTTTTAGAAATTCTGGATTTGGTGCTGAAACAGGAAATGTCATGCAAATCAAGCCCCAAACAACCTATACGCTTTCTGCTAAGGTAACAGTGAATGAGGATTTTGTAGGAGACTTGTCAAAAGTTCGACTAACTTATAGAAAATTTCCTGGAGGTAACATTCTGCTGGGAACAAACTTAGCTGATACGTTAGTTGGAGAAACAAAAATGATTTCTGTGACTGGTAGTGTATCAGAGATGAAACAAGTAGAGCGTACTTATCTACGTTTAGATAGTAATTCCCAAATAGTGGATGGATCAATCAGTATAGAATATATCAAGTTAGAAGAAGGAGCAATACCTACGCCATATCACCCCAACTTATTTGAAAAACCATGGCAGATATCCAAAATTCCTTTGAATGAAAATCTGGCAAATCAGTCGGTTGTATTTCCAATAAATACATCAACTTATAATTTGTATGCCGCAAAGATGAAAAAGAAGTTGGAAATAGGGAAAACCATGACAATTACACTAAAAGGAACGAAGCCAGTCAATCAGTCTTTTAAACTATTTGGAAATGGTTCGATTGATTACGGCACATTAACCCCTGTGAATGGTTTAGTTGATACATGGCGTTTAACTTTTACACCTAATGAGGTAGCTACTGCTAATCCTAGCAATATCGAACTTTACCAAGTACCAAAAAATACACTTGGAAATTGCACAATTGAGTGGTTAAAAATAGAAGAAGGAGATGTAGCTACTCCGAATATCATAGATTATAAATATTTCGGTGAAGGCTTGAAAGATAGTGTTAATCCAAATGATTACAGCTGGGACATCACACCTGAGTATACAGAAAAGAGTTTTGCGAGAGAAGACTGTGTGGTTCATAATTCAGGAAATGAATC